CACAGATCAAAAGCACACGTGGATGGCGTCCTGCGTCTGCGTAAGCTACACCAATAGATCGAGCCATAAGGCTAGATTCCGAAGTTGAGCGTTCGGGGTGAGCAAGCATCGCAAGGAGCTGAAGTTCGTCGCGTTCAGGCATAGTGCCGTGATTGCGATAGTGTAAGACTTCTGCTCCTTCAAGTGAGGGAAGGAAGGCAGATTTCTTTTCTGAAACTTCTGCGCCAAAATATTGTCGTGCATGGTGGGTGAAGAGGGGTAAGAAACTAGAGGAAAGAGCGATCCAAGAATGTAAAAGAAGGACGAGAGAGTCGTCGCCTTGTATCTTTAACCAGATACGTTCAAGATCGAATCCAAGTTTCGAGAGTACGGTACAAATCATGATACAATTGTAAATCGAGTCGAGGATCTGGGTCTGGAAGTAGCCAGAGTAGATTCCTGAGTGTTGAAACTCGAGTACGTCGCCGTTAGGCAGTATCAGAGGTGTAGACAGAATAGCATCGCACATCCAATTGAAGAGATTTTCGATTCGTTGGGGGTTTGCGTAGGTTTCTGGTGCTGCGTGAGTGGGCCAGTAACCTTTGTCGAAATCGAATGCTTCGCGTAGGATATGTTGATGTATGTCGCGGATGACGGTATGTCGAGCTCGTCGATCAAAACCAGACCAGTCCAGAGTAAGGACGGAACCAAAAGCGGGGATATCGTGGTACGCCTGAGCGTATAAACGATTCCATCCACCTTGGAGGGTTTCGAATCCCCATAGCATTGGTGACTTAGAGCCACGAGCTAGGAGTTGAGCTTGATAGGGCCAGATGAACATTTGTTCAGCCATCAGTAAAGTCGAGGGAGCGCCAAAAACAAGTCTGACCTTGTCTGGGTCTTCGGCTTCAACGAGGTGTTGACGAGCAAAGGCTGTATGCCAATACTTCATGTCATGTCCATGTTGGTTAGTAATTTTGCCATCTTTGATGTCATGAATATTCTTCCTGTTGATGAAGAACATTTCATTGTACAAGTTGCGTTTTGACATTCTGTCATCGACCATCTCGGGTTCGAGAGTAGTTCCGTGAGCTTCGAAGAATAAGTTTCGTTCCATGTAAGACAGATCGAACATTCTCTGATATCGTTCGTTTGAAAAGGGAGTGCCGTCTTTGAAGTATCTAAACTTCTCTTTGACGTATTGTTGCCAGTACTTTGAGGTAGCGAATGGAGCGCCAATATTAGTTGATAATTCCCAGGGGTAGTGTCGCAAGTCTGCGAAATGTACGGGTCTCATCTTGTGCTCGGGATTGAAGAGTTTCTTCGTGTGAGCTATGGCTTTCCAATAGTGTTCGTCTTTTTTGACATTGAATTCGGGAGAATTCAGTTTGTCGATGTCATGCTGTAGAGCTGTTTCAGACCAAGGAGATCTGCGATAGCCGTGAAGTACTTTTCTGACTTCGTCGTCAGTTAAGTGTTTTCGAAGGGCATGTGTGACGATTGCTAAGTAACCGGGGTTCTCAATTTTCTGAGAGCGAATCGGGTAAGCTAGGGTGCGGCGGTTGCCGAGGATGCGAATGTTGAAACACATTGTGTGGTAGTAGAAAATTCTGCTGAGTTAGAAAGTGTTCTTGAAGGGGTC